TTAGTTCTTGTGATTTCGTCGTTGAACTCAAAGAGTTGATCTCTAGCAGCTGCTGAGATTGCCTCCTCAAGGAATATAAACAATCTGCGAACGTTGATACGATCAAATGCAGATGCCTTTCCAAATCCAGTTTTGTCACCGAATAGAACAATACCTGCTCCGGGTGAGAATATTACTGGGTTGATTCTATTTGAGTAAAGTACATCTCTCTGAGTTTGATTCGGAGTATATGCAAGTTTTACTGCATTTAGAATTCCACCTCTTGCGGTTCCTGCTGGTGAGAACCAAGGGAAGTTGTTAATATCATTTCTGGCACATGTTCCAGCAATATCACCATTTAGTGGTACATATCTGAATGTATCAGAGAATCTATCAAACATATACTTATATCCACTATCGAATACAGCATATGAGGATGATGTGATAGGAGCATAGAATCCAACTACATTATCAGTGATATCTGCAGCAGAATTAAGTGTTCCTGTTCCGACAGAAGAATCATTTAAAAACGATCCTCTATTTGGTGAGATGAAAGCGACTACATCCTTTCTTAATTCAGCGATTGAAATAAGTTTGTTTGCAATTGCTTGTGCTTCATGTTGTGGATAATTTGCAGAACCCATGATAAGGAAGTCTATATCAAACTCTTCCTTATTCTCGAACAAATCATAACCAGCAGTAATACCACCTACACTAGCGAGCATTGCACCAGCAGTTTGAATTCCTGTCTGACCATTGTAGTTCTTACCACCTGTAAGAGTAATTGTTAAAACACCAGATCCTGCATAAGTGATTCCTTGTGCATCCTGATCCCATGCGTTATCGGTTTCTTTTGTAAATCCACCAAATTCAAATGATGTTGTGGTAATTCCAGAAGAAGCAGCAGTTGGGCCACCCATTCCAAAAATATTTGTTGAATTATTATAAAGATATTTTCTCCAGTATGAAGGAGATCCAGCAGAGAACTCAGCGTCTTTTGCTTTTGAAAGACCTAAGTGCTTCTCAAGAACTGTTCCTGCATTTCCTGTTACTTCACCTTTGTCGTCAATTACGACTACATGAACCTCATCATGTCTTGAACTTCTTGCAGCAGCGTATGCTGAAGTTCCGGGTCTCTCTGCAAGTGTGTTCCACTTTATAGTAGAATTACTTAATGTAATTTCTTGCTGATCAAACCAATCTAATTTTGATGAAACAGTTGTTGTACTACCACCACCTGTGTTTGCTGTCATTCCAAGACTGATTACTCCAGTTTGGAATTCGTACACACCACCGGGTTGATAATTTTTAAATGTTTCAATACCAGCAGCAGAAACATGTGATACAAACTTAACACCAGCAACAGTGTTAGCACCAGATCCACTAACTTCAGTGATGATACCTTTAAAGTATCCATCTAGTAATGTAGTTGATCCTACACCGGGTAAAACTGTTCCTGCTGGAACTGCTTGAGTAACACCGGTTCCAACTATTGTTGATGCACCAAGAGTAAGTCGTTGGTCTGCTTTTCCATCAATAATTGCTACCTTAATACCATTTGCCCAAGAACCGGGGTTTCTTGCTGCGACAACTGTATTAGATAGATGGTTAAGATCATAACCTTTATTATTATAATCTTGTGAACTTAGTATTTTGATTTCGGGTGAACCGTCATCAGTTGCGTTTTGAAGGTCGTCATCATCCGATCTAACAACACTTAAGATACCACCATATGAAAGATATGATGAAGCAGTTAACCAATATTCATAGTGCTTATCTATGTCAAGTGGTTCACCGAAGTTATCAATTAAGTCTTGTTCGTTCTCAATTGTAGTAGGCTCATTAACTGGGCCTTTTTGAAATGGCCCAACTATAGCACCAGCCTTGGTAGTAGCAGTATCTACTCTACCAATAGTCAGGTCGACTTCTCTTACAACGAGTCCGGGAGATGCTAAATTTAAAGGCATCTTTTTTTCTCCGTAATGTCCAGAATTAATCTGAAATTATTTATTGAAAAGGGTATTTTCAGCGGGGAAACCTTGCGTGAACTACCAATCTGGATACTCCCACTTGTTACTTATCCTTTTCTTTGATTTCCTTACTCTAATTTTTGTACAGTCTTTGCACTCATATGAATATGAAGATAGAGTGCTTCTATTTTTTCTTGTTACATAAAAATCTTCCATGAGAGTCTTTATAACTCCACAGACGCGACATTTCCTTTCTGTAAATAATAAGTGCTCTAATTCTATCTGATCATCTAAGTCCATTTTGTTTTAACTCTTCCAAATATTCAATCCACCAATCTGGATCAGTTTTCATTTTCCAGTTGGGAACTTCCATACCTCTCTCTGAATACCACTCAAATAAAATACTATCAATCTTTTGTGATATTCCAATACTCATCTTCCTCCTCGTCAACGTCTGCATACGCATCTGCCAAATACGGGCCGTGTGGTTTGAGAGATTCTTTTTTAACATACGTAGATTCAACATTTGTCGCGGATAACCATACTGCAAGTTTTATAACTATGTAGATAATCGCTAATGGTAAAAAGCAAGCGATAAGAATAGCAGATTTCATAATACCTGTATCACTCCTACTATTTCTGGAAAAGTTTGTGTAAGGTGTCTTTCGATTCCCATTCTAAGAGTTTGAGCACTCATCGCACAAGACTCACATGCACCACTTAATCTTACTTTTGCAATCGCTGCCTCTTCACCTTGTTTTACCCCATAGTACATCCTGATGTCTTCATCTAAATCGACATCAAGATCAATTAATTCTAAGTAACCACCATCTGATTCAATGTATGGTCTGATTTCATTTAGAGAGTCATTTACCTCTTTTAGTGTAGGCATCACTAAAGTTATATTTCTGTAGTAATTTATAATCTAAATGAATTCCTTTATGTTTGAGAAGTATAGCCTTCGCCATAGTCATCTCTGTACTATAAAAGACGATGGGTTCATTTAATCCTGAATCACCACTCATAAATCCTCCTGTAAACTACTTTAATATCTCCCCTCTACTGCCAAATATATCACATAACCTAATTATTTACAAGTTTAATGTTTGCTTTAGATTTATTTTTGTAACAATTTAATAGTAATCCCACATGTAAGATCGATCTCCATACTCATCAACTTTCCATAAATCACCTGCCGAATCTACAAAACTTGTCTCTTCTAATCCATCTTGAATAAATCCAAATGGTGCCATATCTTGTTCAATTTGGTTTCTTTGTTCTTCGTATAATCGTTTCCTAATATCGTTATCAGTCATCTCCTTGAAATAATCTTGTGCGACTAACCATGCAAATAAAACTAAACACATTGCCAAATCATCATTACATCCTTCTTCTGCTTCAAATGAATTGTGTTTTTGTGAAAAAGTTGTTAACTCTGATATAATCTCATAGTCCTTCACAAGTATTTTATCATCTTCAAGCAAAGTTTTAAGATTTGAGCATCCAAGTTTTTTTACTGCAGCAGTGGTTCTTACTCCCAATTGTGTTTTCTTACCTGAAAAACCAGTACCAACAACTTGTCCGGCACGACCTCTCATTGATGCCATGAGAAGATTATCATACTCTAAATCATAATGTATGATACTTGCAACCTGATCACCAATATCATTTACCTCTACCAATATGAAAGCACCATTATAACCTTTTGCAACATCATGGATGATGCTTGGAAATAACATCGGTTTAATTTCATTGTTTTTATATTTTGCAACGATATTATATGGAAAGTTAGTTATATCAAAAACTATGAACGCAGAATAATCATTGCCCATACCACGAGCAACATCTACTGTAATTAGATATTGATGATTTTTGATAGGATTCTCATGTATATCCAATCCTGCATTTCGATTGATAGGATTTTCATATACTAAATTTTTTAATTTTGCTGGATTAATTAAAGTGTTAACTGATCCTAAGAACTCACATTCAAACTCAACTTTGAATTGTTGCTCTGATGTGTTTGCTATTGTCTGTTCTTTCCATGCCTCATCTCTTCCCGGAACTTCAGACCAATGAACCTCAGTTGGTACATATTCATTCTTACCTCTTTCAGCATCATGCCACATTCGGTAAAAATGATTCATACCTCGTGGTGTGGAAACAATTATAACCTTTGTGCTTTGTCCAGAAGAAATGGTTGGATATACAGACGCAAAGAAATCATCTGCAATATGATTTGGTATGAACGCAAATTCATCTAAGAATATTACGTTGTATGATCCACCACGAACAGCAGATGATGATGTAGAGTTGGCAGATATTTTTGATCCATTTTCTAATTCTAATGATCCCTTATTCCATGCAATTATTCCCTGTTGCATCCACTTGGGTAAGTTTTCATAAGCTAATTGTAATCTTCCTAATAAATCTCTGGCAGTAGAGGCCTTGTTCGCGAGTATAGCAATATTAACGTTATCATTAAAAACTGCGTAGTGAAGCAAATAAGATACAACTGTAGTGGATTTACCTGTCTGCCGAGGCATCTTACAGATGTTAAAACGACTTTCGTGGAAGTTTCTGACGAGTTTTTCTTGGAAGTCATACATTTTAAAAGGCACTAGACCTTTATCAAGTGATACTATTTGTATATATTTTCTTGCAAAGTAGACAGGATCTTCCTTACACTTAACAAACTCAAGAATATTTTCTTGAGAAAATTGTATGGGTGTATTTGCTTTTTTTAGATTCGGATTTCCAAGGTAAACATTATCAGACATAATTCAATCAGCAATTCCAACGTCTTCGTGCTTGTCTTAATCGACTATTCGGATCTTTTGCTGCCTTTGGAAACTTCTTCATTTGTCCTGCACTTCTTGCACAGTAACTTTTTCTCCTATTAGATGCCTTTGATCCTTTCTTTAATTTAGAAGGTTCTGTGGTTACAGCAGTTTTTAATTTTGATCCGGGGTTTCTGCGACGATATGCTTCAACACCTTTCTGTGTCATACCAGCACCACTTTTTGTAGGTCTCTTGTGTCCTGACTTGACACTCATACCCTTCATATCGTCTTCAGATAACTTTTTTACTTCATCCTTACCCTCATAACCTATTTCAGATCTCCAGTCGGATACAGATTCACCAATCTTTTTCTTCACACAGTTTGGGTATCTCTTACCAAACATTGTTTTCATACCCTTCTTCTCATAACCCTTCCAACATTTTTCATCAAGATTCTCCTCTGATATACCTGCCTTTCTGAGTCTACTTGCCTGACTCTTATGCATTTCAACTGCTTTATCTAATTCTTTAGCAATCTTTTTCACATTTTTTGGAGTCTCTTTTGCTTCACTTGTCACTCCCGCCTTTCCTCTCTCTTTTTCAGCGATACTTTTTATCACCATCTTTAACTTATTCTTGATTGAGTAAGGATTTTCTTTTTTCTTTTTACCAAACGCTGCCATTTGACCTTTGGGTTTACCATCTCCCTTATAAAGACCATATGCCATACCCTCTGTATTTACATCTTCACTTATTTGCTCAGTTCCTTTCCAAACACCATCATCATTTGTTATTGGTTTCATATTTGCAGGGCCAACAATATCAACAACACCTGCGATTGTTTGACCATCAGAATTTTGAATATCAATGGCATTCTCTTTCATATGAGGTGCTGCCTTATAAAGTGGTTTACCTGTAAGTTTATTCTTCTTACCTGCTTTATAACCTTGATATGCTGGTGTGTTACCCTTTTTATCTGCGTTTGTTACTTCATATGCCTCTGATTTATTACCCCAGTTTGCAGCACCCACCTTACGACACTTGACTAATGCACCTGATGCATATGCACTTGGCCATACAGAGTATCTTGACTTGACCTTATGATAACAAGCATCTTTTTTACCACTACCTTTACCCTTCTTATCCTTTACTTCGTTGATAATATCATATATTGTACCTGTTTCTGAACGATACTTCTCTTTCGGATTCTCTACGATATATTCTACAACTAACTCATCACCTACCTCAATATTATTTTCAGCAAACCAACCACGATTTACTTCGATTGCTAACTCAATAGCACCTTCTGAATAAACAGGATTACTATCTTTTGGTTCTAACTGTTTTATACTCTCAATGATTCCATCCTCTCTTACAAACGCGATATCAAGAGGAATTGTTGTTTCAGTCATATGAAATGACTGTTGTGCAACACGATCAAAGACAAATAGCATACCACCATTTGTTTCCAGACTTTCACGAAACATTAATCCTTTTATGAAGTCACTTTGTGTTTTAGGAACTTCAAGTCTTAAGTCAAGTGTTGTGAATTCTTCTTTGTTCATAACATATGATTTGTATGTTGGACTTTTCTTTTCGACAGGTAAACCTGCTCTTCTCTTTGCCTTATTTCCTGATCCTCTATCAGTTTCACTAGGAATATTCTTCACTGCTGCTTGTGCAGTAGGAGGATGTGTTGATTGTAAACGAGCTTGTCTAGAAACTCCTTTACCACCATATGATTCTTTCATTTTTTTCTTTGGATCAGTTGAAACCATTGTTGGTGCTGCTGCACCTGATTTCTGTGGTTGATTAGGGTCTTTTGCTAACTTTCTTCTTCTTGCACTATCTCTTTCCTTCTTACTCATAGATGCTCTCTTTGATGATGAGGTGCATTTAGGAGTTGTTGTTTGACCGGGTTGACGGGCACATGGTTTACCGTCATACTTGCCACCAACTTGAACCCAACCTTTTACTTTGCGTCCAGATTTAGTAGTTCCACTTGATTTACCAAACCATGCACGAAGACCCTCTTCGCTCATGTTCTTTGGTTTTTTACCCTTCTTTTTCATGTCAATAGCAATCGCAGCCTGCTGTGCAGGATTTGCTGCTTCATCAACTTCTTTGCTATCAAGATAATCTGCAGCAGTATCTAAGTAATCAGATGCCTTAGTTATCTTTGATTGAACCCACGCTTTGAAATTTTTCTTACTACGAGAATGTTTTTCAATACGTTTGGATGCTCTTCCTGCAGTTTTGAGTTGATTACGAATCATCTCTGGTTCATGATCACCATCTTTCTTTTCCTTGATAAGAATTCCATCATCACGAACAGTATGTCCATCAGGAATGGGCATGCACTTTTTCTCAGTGTTACAATAGTAGTATCCTTTTTTACAGGATTTCATTATTCTGCAGTTTTTGTATCATTATTATTTAGAATACCTTGTTTTAGAAGTTTTGACAATTCACTTGTAGATCCAACAAATAAGGCATTATTTGTGACATTATTCTGAGTTTTTGTGCTTTCCTCATCAATATCTTTCATCTTCTTTTGAAGATCCATTAATTTATCAGTACTATCTGCAACTGATTTTATTAACTGACCTGCAACTTCATATGCTCTTGGACTTGCACTTTCACCTGCAACTTCCATGATACCGTTAATCGCTTCTTGTCCCTTTTCAATTAGTGAATATAATTGCCCCCTTGTATATTTGTAATCTTTTTCAACATCATCCTTTTTAATAACTAGATTTGGTAATTCTGGTTTTTCATCTTTTTTGACAATAGATGTTTCTACATTTAAAGATTTTTCAATACTGTCAAAATTAGTGTTCATCATGAGTCTGTCCTTGTTGCAGGATTAAATTGTAATGAGTCTGTAAAGATACTAGATGTTTCACTAAATCCAAAGTCATCACCAATATCTATAAGATTATCATCTGCAGTAGTTAATTTATTAACTCTTGCTTGTTCAAGATGTTCAACTTTTAATGTTCTATCAAACCCTCTTTTTACCACTAATGTTGTTGCATCAGGTTTTTCTTTGATCTGCATAACCTCACTATCAATTACAATGCGATCTCCAACTGTAAAGTTTGTTGTATCATTCACAGTAAATCTAACCTCTGTTGCACTGATATTAAATGTAAGCACTGCAGTATTATCACCATCATAATCTTTAACTGCTTTTGGTGTCACAACATAACGAAGTTCCCTTCTCTTATTTTCACGATCCATATTGGTATGATAATCCAACTGAACTTTTTTGATAAGACCTTCTGGAGTATCTGCAACTGGGCCAAATAGATATGTTTTTGCTGTAAAATTAAGTGTATATATCAATGCTCTTCTTGTAGCAAAGTCTCCCTCATAATCATCTTGAAAAGATATATTATCTAATACAACACTTATATCTCTCTTCTCTCCTATCACGTTTACTAAGTCCACAGATAAATTAAAAGATGGTTGAAAGAAAGGTAAAATTTGTTCTATGATCTGTAATCCATCATCATTTAATTTAACTAAGATATTTAACTCAAATCCAATATTATATGGCACTGGCATGAATACTTTTCTCAAATTTGACCCATCAGTAGCCTTAAAAGTTTGGGTTATGGTAGATTTTCTCGTTGCATCATATGAAATATTTGTCATCTCAAAGGACATACGAGGTAACGTAATTTGAGTTGCACGGTTTAAATCAGGTTGTTGCTCAAGTCTTGCCAAGAATTTTTGCATTGGGCCGTATGCCAATGCAACCTTCATATCATTTATTGATTTACTATTATTATCTTTGTGACGAATATGAATATCATTGAATAATGTTCCAAATGAAATAACCGTCTTTCTAAGTATTTCGTGGTAAAAATAGGTGCCTAACATTAGTATGTACCAAAGGGATTAGTTTCAGCAAAATCAATGATCTCATCTGCCTCAAGTTCAAATTCATCATTACTACTGTAATCATCATATATATCACGATTATCATATTCACGTACGTTGTATGAAATAAATGATGTGCTTCCAATAGATATGGTTTGATTTTGTACATTAGTGGTATTTAACGTATCCTCACTTAGTAAAATATTACCATTAGATAATATTGAGTGTACTGTTACACCTGCACCGATAACATTTTCAATTTGATCAACATCATCCCCAACATTAAATTTGGTGGTATTTGCAATTCCCACAAGTATGAATGTGGTACCTGCACCTACAAATAAACCTGTTGTACTAAATCCAGCGGTAAACACTGTCTTATGAATTGGGAGTCCTGTTATACCAATACCAGTTTGAATTCTAATTTCCTCACCGGGAATAAATCCTCTGATTGTTGATCCGATACCTACGTTTGCAACTTTAAGAACTTTCGTATCTGCATCCCATGATCTGACTCTTGCTTCTGTATTTGATGTTTGTCCAACGATTAGATCATTATAGAGATAATTACCACGACC